GACTTTTCACCAATTCCAAGTGCTGGGTAGTGATCAGTGACGCGACCACCCGCTCGAAGATTATCGGTTGTATCATTATCAGTATTAGCATAGCCAGTTTTTTGACCATTCTTTACCAATGGATAATAAACAGTAAATGCTACCTGTGCCCCGTCATTCAACATTTGTTGAGCTGAAGTGCCTGCTTGGTATTCACGAATAGAACGGTCTTTCATGATTGCTAAACTCTTCATTCGGTCTGGATACTTCTTTGAGGAATCCGCTTCATGAATAATCTTTCCGCCAGAGATAATATTACCGTTCATGTACGTTTCCCCTGGTCCGATCCGAATTGACGCATCACCGTTTAACGTAAGGGTTGAGTGGTATTGCCGCGCCCATGCATTCGGGGAAATCCAATCAGGGTGATAGTTCATCTCTGGCATGATCAGCTCACCAAATGCATCTTGTTTTGGAATCGTAACTGTATAGCAAGTTGTATGGTAGCGGTGATCTCGATCAATTGAGTAAGAAATATCACCATAATAGTTATCACCGGTCTTATTAATCTGTTCCGCCCATAAACCATTGTTCAATTTAATAGCGAAATTATCAGGCTTATCAGTAATCTTATAGATTGATGTTCCACCATCATTAGCAGAATGATAACCAAACGTTTCAGCCATATCTCCAACTTTCAACTTGCTATCTTGTTGCATAGCAGCAACATTCTCATAAGCTTTGTTGCCTTGACTAACATTATTAATAATGTTGTTGATTTTATTTTCAAAGTCATTGAGCTGGTCCGTAGTTGCGTAGTGCATGTTCTTCATGCGGTCTTCCAACTCATTAATTCGGCTTTCAATACCATTAAGCATTGAGGTAGCAGCAGAGCCTTGTCGGTTTAATTCGTTAATTAGATCCGTTACTTTGTTTTGGAAATCATTAAGCACCTTGTCAGCTTGGGCAGTGTGATCTTTGAATGATTGCATAAGTTCATCAACAATGCGTTCGAAGGGTGAGATCCAGTCACGAGGAACTAAACCAGTAATAACTTTATCTGCTAATACTTTAAGGTCAAATTCAAGTGTAGTAACAGAATTACCATTTTTTAGGATACGAAAAAACGCTTGTCGATATGATCCCGCCAACGGAAACGCCTGCTTTGGCATATCAAAGCGGAACTTACCTGCCGACTCATCGATTGGTACATATCCTTCATCATCAATAATCCGGAAATCGCCCTTTGCGCTCTTAGGCAAAAATCCTTCAAACCAGACGTTGCATCCAGTCAAATCAAATGGTGTGCCATCTTGATTCTTAATGTTAACAAACACTTGGCGCATACCGTCTTCCCATTGACGAGCAGTAATCCAGTTATCATTACGTTGTTCATTCCAATCAATATGAAAATCTTGAACATTGTCAACTAGTGCTCGATTATCAGCACCCATGATATAGGTTAATGTTTGTGACACCTGCTATCAGTCCTTTCTCTAGTTGTCTAGATTAATCTTACCTTTGACCTTATTAACAAAGGCATCAAATTCGTCTTTAGTTACTATCTTTTCATCAGCGTCAGAAAGCTTAGACAAGTCAACCTGACCAATGCTTGCAAGAATTTGCATTACTACCGCCCTAGTTGTAGCAATATCAGTACCACGTGCAATATGGGAAGCTCGCTTGTTCCATTCTTGGCTTACTTGCCTAACTTCATCATGAGTGGCGCTAGTTTGTTCAAGCTTACTAATTCGGTTGTTATAAGAATTGAGTTCATTGTTAAAATTATCTTCTATTATCTGAAAGTTGCTTTTTAGGGTGGCTCTGGTTTCTCTGTCAGATCCATTAAAATCTTTTTTTAATCTCATCTAATCACCAACCTTCTTCTTATTAATAGTTCCATCGTCTTCAATGGTGATTTCGTAAATTGTGCCATTGGGAGACTTTAATTTGATTGCGTCATGCACAATCTCTGTTACTTGGTTCATGGTTTCTCTGTCATGACCATCGATATATGCATGAACTTGTTGATAGTTTTGTTGTGATTCGTTAGCAACTTTCTTCAATCCTTTTGCTAAATAATCAATCCAATCCCAGATATCCATCATCAGTCACCCCGCATATTCCTTGAGCCAAGTAAAAAGCTTCTTGTCACCGCCGATTTGGTTGGCTTGACTAGAAGCTTCAATGCTTTTTTGTGCATCTTGTCGAACAGAATTAATAGCATCAGTCAACGCAACTTGGCGTGAGTGCTGATAATCTAAGATATTTTGCGAATTGCTATTAAGCGTGACGGAAGTTGGATTGGTAGCACTATATGGATACCAGTTGAAGCCAACCACTGCTTCATTAGTACAGATTGATTGTTCTTTAACCATGATATGGATCATGTCACCAGCAACCGGCTTGAAGTTTGAATAAGTCGTAACTTCTAATGATAATGCTGGGTCTGGTTGAATTTTCGTCTTAGCATAATCAGACATCGCATTTTTATCACTAAAACGGCCATCTTCAATCGGTTCAGCTGGATATTCGCCGTACTTCTTAATTGATTCCTCATCACGATACATAAAAGGGGCAAAATAATAATACTCGCTAGATGTCGATGAAGAACTTTCCGAAGTCGTATCGCCACCACTATCGCTATCACCAGCAACAATCGCTGCCATCTGGTCATTACGTTCCCACCAGGTTGGCGGATACGAATCAATCGATTGAGTCTTACAAGATTGTCCTGGAGCCGGTTCATAAATCATCGTACTGTTATTTAACGCCATACAGATGTGATATGAACCGCCGTGTGAACCATAAAAACCCATATCACCAGTTTGCACTTGTGATCGATCAATTTGTTTACCATATGGTTCCATTGCGACTGTATAAGCCGGGATATTAATACCCATATCTTTGTAAACTTGGCTCACAAAAGAAGAGCAATCCATTCCATTGCGAGGATTACCACCACGAGCACCACCGGCTCCTCCCCACACATAAGGAACACCGAGGTACTGTTTGGCATCATTAACAACTTTATCGGCACCAGCCCCACCAGAACCGTGACTATCATCTCCACTAATTGAAGTATCTACCTGAGTTTCAATCGAATACTTCCCACCGATACACATAACTTCATTGGTGAGACTAGTCGAATCAAACGTCCACTTAAATTCAGTGGTGTTGTATTCATAGTCAAGGCGGTTGCCATAGTCTTTGTAGAATTGATCTTGTGCATACACCCGAATGTTTTTATTATCCGGATAAACAATTGCATTTGGCCACGCTTCAGTAATTTTACTTAACATATCAGTTCCGCTACCGTCAGCAAGTTCTTCAATCTGGGCAGTGGGAAAATCACCAATTACCTGGTAAGTAAAGCCAAGGTTATTCCCATCAATCCAATGCTTTAAAACATCTTCAATATGATAGGTAACTTGGTTTTCATCTTCGGAATCCGACTTAGTTTCATCTGTTTTAATAACAGTGGTTTTGGTCGTGGTGTTTCCGTTAGTAGTAGTTGTAACGTTCTTTTGAGCATTTAGATTAGTATCATCGCTATCGTCTCCAGAATCACTTCCAGAGTCATTATCCGTTTGCGTACTTCCATAGACCTTAACATCGGTTTGTTTATCCGCATCGGCTGGATCAATATAGGTCTTATACTTGCGTAACCGGGCAATTTCAAAGTAAACATGGGTGGCGACAATATCAATTGAGTCTACCCCACCATTAGCATCTGGTTCAGCCTGTTTAATGATGTACTCTTGACCATCGAAAAAGATTGACGCTTGACTATCTAACATTGAATAGGCAAACGAGTGGTCATCATGAGCCGTAAATTGCAGGCTCCACGTTGAATTGGCTTCCCAATCAATATAAAACGAATCGGGATCAATACAGTTAAGAGGCTCGGTTTCGGTGCGTCCAACGCCTCTAACTTTGACCTTATTATCGATATCCATTAAATATAAACAAATGGAAAACTAAAAGTAATATCAACACTGTCCGCACCATCAACAGTGAAGTTATTCCATTCAGTGGCTAATCTGATTGTTCCATAATCAGAATTAGCACTAGCCGGATTTCCATTTAGCGTTGTAAAAATTCCATCTAGAACAATTGTCTCTTGTCCATTTGATGGTTTTTTATAAGTCCATTCAGTATCAGTAGTAGTATTCGTAAGCTTAAATGATTTGCCACTAAATTTCACAATGATTTTAAGATCAGATTTATACTTCCACGGATCAATTGGCACGTCACTAGCGTTGTAAACCTTAAATTGATTCGTAGTGAAATGATAATTGTACTGATCATCGTTCATATGAAGATTCATACCAAACTGTACACCATCTAAATCATTACTATAAGTTCCATCACTTCGATAGAGAGAATAGCGAAACCCAGATGGATTGTCGAAGTTCATACTAAAAGTAGCAAAGTGAGAACCATTTTGGTCCGGCTTAATCTCTGGAAGATTTGGGTAAACAAAACGGACGATCGCTGATTCAACGTCCGTCCGCATTCTAATAAGTTGTCGTGATGTAAAAAGTCGATAAAATTGATGTTTGGCTAATTTATAGTCCTCCCAGTCTGTAAAGTAGATGCAGAAGTTAGCAACTACCTGATACCGAGAAAAAGTTGTGTACTGAAGTTTACTACCATCTAAACCAGGTATTTCTCGATAGGTATTAGCAAGAGCAGGTGTTGAATCATCTCCAAGAAAAGTTAATCCTTGGACTTTATCCTCAATATTAAATTCATCCTGGTCACCAATCTTCAGATACAATTCTGGGTTACTTACATTCAAATTTTATCACCTCTTATAACTCATAAAATCATTTAACCGTTGATCTTTAGCCATCGTAGTATAAGCACTTAACCGATTGGCTTTCATTCCAAATTTATTTCCGGAATTAACAGTAGCATCAATTTGCTGGTGACCAACCTGAACAAGTTGCTGTACTCCGCTAATTAGTTGATCTAATTTCGATTCTAACGACATGAATTCTTTACGACTGATAGACTGGTTATCTCGTGTTGGCTGAGCCTGTCCATCTTCGTGCTTAAATCTTGCTACGACCTCACCTAATAATTGGTAAGCTCGACCTCTTTTAGATGCTGACAATGGAATAATCATTTCTGGCCTATTACCTTCAGAAATATGAATCAGCTGTTCTTTATCAACTAAACCACCATTTGCATACCAATGATGTGCTCTCCAGAATGCGGCAGCTCCTGGTCCACCGCCATAACGTCCAACATAACTCTTCATCCATTTAAGTTGAGTAATCGGATTTGTTCGCCAGTCTCGACCAGCGGCAGCCATTTTTGATCCTGGTAAAGATTGTGGTAAACCATAAGCACCTGAGCTAGGGTTGGTTGCATTAACTCGCCATCCTGATTCATGAGTAACAATATAGTTAATCGAATCATACCAACTTTCTGGGATTCCTGCTTGTTTCATCCAATGTTTATGATCTCCTGTAGGTGCAGCACTTGTTCCATTAGGATTCATAGCTGAATCAAGTGTTTCAAACTGTTGCTTAACCCAATTAGCCATTTGTTTGGCCACATAAACTGGAACATTCGTTATCATTGATTGTGCTAATTTAATTCCACTACTCAAACCACTAAGCTTCTTAGTAAAGACATGTTCCATAAACTGAATCGGGTGGGTCATGATCTTTTCAGCTTGATCCGTCCAGTCATCCACATCATCTTTTAGGCTAGCAAAGAAATCACCGATTCCATTCGCAAACCTAGGCAATCCAATAGCAGACATAAACTTATGACTGTCCTCACCATTTAAGATTGACATCCCCTTCGGTAAGAAAGTAATAAAGTTCCTTTTATTAGGGAAAGCACCTATTTGACCCTTATAGGAATACAATTCGCGCCAATGTGATCCTGCTCCATCATTGACCATTCCAATGGTTGACTTCTTTAATCCATCCGGGTTGCCAGCAGTACCAGTAGCAAAAGTAGGGATAGCAGCGGACCAGGATCCACCAAGTTTGCTGGCCCCGATCTTGTCTAGGACCCAGTTAATACCGTTTTGAATATCATCAATCAAAGTCTTGAATGGTTTCAGGACACCATTTGCCAGGTCAGCCATCGCTCTTCCAGCTTTTTGCCTACCGGCTGAAATAGCATCTCCAATTTGGGACATGTGATCCTTCCAGGAATCCACAACCTTGCCGAGCCAGCCACCAGTTTTCTTGTTGATTGCACTATACATATCTTCAAAGATATCCTTATTAGCCCGCGACTGATCTTTGGCTAGACGACCCGTATCATCTTTTAATTGTGACCAATGGCCAGTAACAAGGTCATGCCAAACCTTAGTACGATCTTGAATAACCTTATACATACTTTGAAATGTTTTTGGATGTTGCCTGTACATATTTTGAATAACTCGTGATGTTGAACTATTCATATTGCTATACCAGCGACTGACCTTGTTAACACCAGAACGCGCACTAGATTCCATATTCTTCCAGCCACGTGAAGCTGACTTACGAACATTATTCCAGTACTGCTGGTTGCGTTTCTCGTTTTGACGTTGTTCCTTATCACGATTACGCCAATAAGACTTCCAATTTCTGGATAGGCTATTGGTGAAATTACGCCAATTCTTTTCGGCCTGCTTATTAGCTTTGATTTGCTCACGGTTAGCTTGCTCTTGATTTTTTCCGATTTGTTTGAAAGTCTTTTTGAACCAACGACCAACACTTCTCATTCCATTAGCTGCCGTCTTAGCCAAACCGTTAACAAAATTACGGAACTTCTTGCTATGCTTGTACAGCATTGTAAAACCGACTACAACAGCTTCGATAGCCATTACCCATGGATTAAAGCCAAGGGTGGCGATTTTTACAACAGTACCAATGGTTCTAATTCCAGTTGCTAACTTTGGAAGCATTGCTCTAAATTTACCAATTCCATTAAGCAATTTCACTCCAGCAAAAGCAGTTAACATCGCTGTGCCGAACACTTTAACAGTGGTTGTATGCTTACCGATAAAAGTAATAACGTTAGCTAATCCGGTCGCTAAAGTACCAAGTCCCTTGGCAATAACTTGCAGTCCGTGTTGAGTATCTTTACGACCAAACGCGTTAGCCATGCCTTGAGAAGCCTTAGATAAAGCTGGAAGCATATTCCGACCAATTTCAATCTGAATGGCTTGTGAAGCATATTTAAATCGTTCTTGAGAATTCTTGGCAGAATTCATGTTTTTACGGGCTAACTTACCAACGTAATCCTCTGAATAAGCGGTTTTAAGCTGATTTTCAACGTGTGCTAAAGATTGACTGTTCTTATCAGACAAACTAGCAGTCCGAGAAAGAACAGAAGCTGCATTTTGTGCTGTTTGGCCAAACACTTTATTAAAGAATTCGAGTCGATCTGCCTTGGGAACGTTTTTGTTAATCAGCTTAAAGATTTCATTAACGTTCTTTAGCTTACCTGACTTAGTTTTAAAGTCATCGATCGACATGTTGTACTTCTTCAACGAAGTCTTTGCAGTATCAGTAGGGGCTGCTAATCGAGTTAAAATACGTTGTAATCCTGTACCAGCTTGAGTAGCCTCAAGCCCATTGTTAGAAAGTACACCCAGAATAGCAGTAGTTTCTTTCAATGAAACACCAGAAGCTTTTGCGGAAGAACCGGCGTAAGTCATTGCTTCACCAATTGACTTAAAACTAGTTGAAGTAACATCAGCACCCTTAGCCAAAATATCAGCCGCTTTAGCAGTATTACGCATCATGCCGGCAGTAGTTTCTGAACGCATTCCAAACGCTTCAAGAGTTGAAGTAGTAACTTTCATAGTGTCATCAAAATCATCTCCTGAAGCTCGTGCCGCTTCAAGAATTGACTTCATAGCACCTAACGATTGTTTACCATCATAGCCTCGTTTAATCAGTTCCTGGTATCCTTGCGCGATAGTTTTTTGTGAGTAACCATATTGAACCGAATACTTTTCACCATCGGCGTACATTTGATTAACTTCGCGCTGTACAGATGCAGATTTCTCACCGGCCGTACTCATTAAGTTTTGATTTTCAACCATTGTTTTTTGCAGACTAGCTGCCTTATTAATGGAGGAAACCAAAGTAGCACCAACTGTTGTTGCAGTAGCCGCTAATTCAAACATGTGATTTTTAATGTTGTCAAAACCAGCCGATAAACGTGAACTAGCCATAGAAGCACGGTCACGTAATTTTACAACCGCATTGTCAACCCGAGTAATACCGGTTGGCTGCAATCGATTAATAGTCGACTGCATTGACTTCATTTGATCTTTAGTTTTAGCAATCTCAGTAGCAGTTTTATTTAACTGTTCCCGTTGCTTAATGTAAGCATCAGAAGTTTTGCCGCTATCATTAGCAACCTGTTTTAACAAAAACTCTTGTTTACGGTACTGGCTTTGTAAATTGTTAAGACTTGAACCCAGTTGTCGGTATTTCTCAACACTTGCACTAGCAGACCTATGTTCAGCGTTTAATCGATTCACATAAGCCATTGAAGCTTCTTGTGATTGCCGATAAGCGTGCTGTAAACCGGCTAAACCAGAAGTTTGATACCTTACTGCGTTTTGTGCTCGGCTTGCCTGTGATTCGTAACTGGATAACTGCTTATTAGCTTGTTGAATCTGCTTTTCTAGCTTTAAGAATTGATCAGCCTGTTTCTTATTTGAAACATCTAATTCTTCTTGTCGCGAACGCAACTCCTGAATTTTAGCCTTCTGAAGGTCAATAACTTTGTTCAATCCGCGATAACGAGCGGTAGCAGCTTCAGTGTAATTACCAGAATTCTTTAATGCTACTTCTTGTGCACGCCAAGCATCACTAGCTCCACGAATTGCATTCCGAAAGGCGGATAGACTACCTACCGCACTAACCGCATCAACAGAAATTCGCGTTGACATTTCATTTTGTACTTTCAATCTATCCACCTCCTAATATTCGTGCTAGTTTTTTATGAGCATCCTCAGAGTTCATTGGCCTATCTTTTCGAGATTGAGCCTTCATAACTTGAAGAATTTCTAAGTAATTTTCTTTGTCTAATGTCGAAGGTGTCACTCCACTTTCGAGCATTAATCTCTTTTTTAAATAATTACGATCCTCAATTTCTTGTTGATATTGATCGATTATTCGTCTGATTTCACCGGTTGTTCTTTTGGGTGTTTCGTTTCCTCAACTTCCCTTTCAAAATCAGCAAATGATTCTGCCTTACCACCTTTGACCAGGCCGCACACATATGACATGTAAAGATTTAATGTCTGAGAATCTACGTGATTATAAATTTTATCGACTTGCTTAGTACTTAAAACAAACAAATCTTTCAAGAAATTCATAGACTTCTTCATAGCATCACGTTCCGCTTGCAAGCTTTTAACCATATCGTCATTAGCATCAATGGAATACATTGCAATCATAATTTCATCAGCTTGATCTACTTGTGACCAGGAGCCTTCAATTTCCATTGAATTTTTTCCAATTGCTAATGGCTTAGTGTCAATTTTCATGAATTAGTTCCTCCTAAAAGCCGCCCTTGCGTATTGTTTATTTCTTAGGCGACGATTTTTATTAAACAGTTGGCTTTCTTACATCTGATTGATCAGCTTTAGTAAATGAACTGGTACCGGTAGCCTCAACATATGAAGCCATTGGGTTGTCACCTTTGTAACCGCCAAACACTTCCGCAAGCATAGTGTCGTAATCCCTCCAGCTAGAATCACCAGTGTTGTAATCCTTGAAGGCTTGCTGAGAACCATCGGCGTTTAGAAATACATTGTTTGGAATAGGAGCCATTGATTGATAAGTAAATGTTGCATTACTATCAGTTTCGTTCTTGTTAGAAGTACCGTGGTTCCGAGTAGGGATAATAACTTCACCGTTGGCAAAGCAATCAAAGTGCCAGTTACCATCAAAGTCGTGGGAGGCAATCAACAAAGCAACATGAGGCTTTTGATTAGCTAAAACACGACCACCATTAACGCTTTGATAACCAACCATCTTACTTGCGTCTTCATATGGAATATCCAACATAGTTAATGCAACTTGTGGAGTAGGAATCCCATGATTAATTCGCTTAACTTTGTTGTTAGCATATTGCTGTTGACCAGCTTCTTCTAGTGCAGTGATGTTAGCAGTAGTAGCACCATCACCGTCGCCATCCCAGAGGGCAATCCCTTTTTCACCAAGGCCACCTTTGTCTGGTTCTGTAATCAGGACACCCTTGTTGTCGGTAATGCCGGCCATAACAAAGTCAATCCCTTTAAATGACATACCTGCCATTGCTTTCACTCTCCTTTAATCATTAAATTTTTAGCAAAATAAAAGGCCTTAGATACTTGATGAGTATCAGGGTCTTGGATATGATCTTTACTTTGTTCAATTGTCCAGCCATTCTTAACAAATAACCGGGCTAACGCAATTTCATCATCTAACGAATTAATTCCCGAATTTAGCTTATAAAATATCTGTACTTGTACCCCAATAGTCCACCCTTTGAAAGTGGCGTTAGCGTAGTAAGTCGGCTCGTTTAGCCATTCAGAAATTCTCACAATCGTTTCCTCAGTATTACCGGTAAGTTCACGCGGAATAACGCCAATTACAATTCGATCAATCCATGAATACTTAGCAGAAACAATCAACTTATTAGCTTGAGTGGTTGGAAGTTCCATTGTTTCCACCTTCTTCATAGACTTTTCGCTCGGCTTCAAATACTGCCGCTGCTGTAGACCGACGAGTATTATCAACGAAGCTGTCACCAGTAATATATTTAGTGCCATCGTTTAAAAACCGTGCAATCCGGGCATGATTAATACCACTTTCATCTTTACCAGTAAAGCCAGCTACCGAATTACCATTATCAACCCCGTCAACGTCTTTATTGTCAAACGTAATCGAATCAGCTAAGTGTTTAACTTTGCCAATTTTCCGACCAGCTTGATAGTGACGTTTACGAGTTTCTTTTTTTAGTGCTTCGGTATAAACGGTCGCCCCCGCCGCAGTCATCGCCTTACGCTTAGCTTGGCTAGGAACAATCATCTTTTCAGTATTACGGCCAAAGTTTTCTAGCAAACTAGCAAAATCAGTCATTGGCATTACCTACTTTCTCGATATCTTGTAAGGTCACTAAGTCATAGCGAATCGGCGTATGACTGTCATCGCGTGAAATAGTGACAATCTTGTACATCGTTGGATCACCATCGATCCGGGCTAATTGGTCATCTTTAACGTGATATTGGGAGCGAACGGCGACTACAATCGTGCCGCTCAACTTAGTACCCAATAACTGGTATTGCTGAGTTAATGACCGTTGGTAAAAAGCACAGTGCAGTTTTTGTTTAGGAACGAAGACCTCTTTTGAGCCTTCAAGCGTATCAGTGGGAACGGTGTCTGTCACTCCGAATTCAATTAGATGATTGAGCCGGCTTATCGGTAGTCTCACTGCTATCACTCTTTTCTTCAAAAGTATTTCTTATCCCACGCAACTGACCAATAATACTATTTACCGTCAAATCAATCGGGAACGTTTGTGTATCAGATAATGACAAGCGGTTTTGAAAATAAGTTGCGGCTAATGAAATCACAGCCGTTGAAACCAGCGCGCTAACACTGGGTTCGCTGTAAAAACCATTTACATCTTGACCGATTGCATTATGAACAAACGAGTTAGCGGCTAGGACGTACGAGGACAGCAAAACATCATCTTCGTTACCATCTAAATAAAGTACATCCTTTACTCGATCAACTATTTGAGATACATCAATACTGTCACTCATTGTCCATTACCTCGTTCTAGTGAGTAGTTGATCCTGAAGCTTCTGGAGCGGTTGCTTGTTGGTTAGCAACTGTCTTAAATGAGGCAGTAGCCCAAGCACCATCATCGATAACTTCAACATCGAACCGATCGATAACACGAACCTTGTAAAGGTCATGTTCAAATGCGCCTGCACCGATGTTAGTTGAAAGTAATGACATGTGTTCACGGTCATAAAGAGTGATTCCTTGCTTCAAATCACCGTAGTAAAGCGGGTGAGCGCCTGAAATATCAGGTAACCACTTATCTGCAATAACAGTAATAGTTTTACCATCTAACCGGTAAACGTCTGGTTGAGTAACATCACGTTGAAGCATGTAACGACCTTGAGCATCCTTAACTTTAGAAAGCACATTGTAACCTGATTGGTTAGTAACAAAACTTGCGCTTGGCATTAATGCAGGGTCAAGTGTGTTATTTTCAAGGTCCTTAATGTCATCAAAGTTAGCAATGCTTGGCTTCTTAGCTGGCTTACCCATAGCTTCAATGATTTTTGTGTTACGAGTAACTGTAACTTTCTTTGCAACCCAGTCTGACAACCATGCAAGAATATTTTCAACAGTATCCTTCAAGAGACTGTTAGTAACTGTTTGAATAGCTGCGTAACGGTGAATAGCGTACTTAATCAGAGTTAATTCAGGGTCATCCATGTCAGGAATAGCAGCCGTTTCATCATCTAAATCACTCATTGGGGTGATGTCACTAAGCTTTTCATATGTCCGTGAACCAGTCATTGTAGTAACTGATTCAACATTAACAAGATTTTGAAGTGTAGCAAATTGCCGTACTAACTGGTGAATAGCATATTGAATATCGTCTGGAATAGTAAGACCACCGTTACCAGCACCAGTCTTTCCGGAAGTGACCATGTTCTTGAAGTCCTTAACAAATTGGTCCTTGATATTCAATTCCTTCTTGTTTAAAGGCTTCTTGTTTTCAGACTTCATGTTCTTAACTTCTAATGCTCGTGCTTCATCAAGCTGTTCCTTGATAGCGTCACGTTGAGCAGTCAAGTTATCACGTTGGTCCTTCAATTCTGCAAACTTGTCCTTGGAAAAGCTATCATCAAGGACTGCTGCATTCAGCTTGGCATTTAAATCAGAAACTTCTTGACCCTTGGAAATCCAAGCGTCATTTAATTGATTGATAGTTGGCATTTAATTTTCCTCCTTGCCAAATAGTAAAGCCAATTTCTGGTCTTTGAGACTAGGAATTGGCTTCTTTTCAGTATTCTTAGGCGTTTCCACCTTATTTTCAGGCTTAGCGCTACGCACCTTAGCCAAAAGGTTCTTTACTTTACTAATTGCATTATTACTTAGCACCGGTGTCCCAATTGCATTAGCTACCTGTGGTTGTGCTGAACCAGTTGAAACGTTATCTGCAAATCCTTTATCAACCGCATCTTGAGCAGTCATCCAAGTTTCATTAGCCATTAACTGTAAGATATCGTCACGATCCATTCCCGTCTTAGCTTCATAAGCGTTAACAATAGACTGGTCCGTAACATCTAACATCTTAGAATCATGCGCAAAGTCATCCGCATTCCCCATGGAAATAGTAGAGGCTTTATGAATCATCATTTGACTGGTAGGTGACATATTAATTTCATCCCCGGCCATTGCAATTACAGAAGCAGCAGAAGCAGCTAGTCCTTGAATATTAACTACTACCTTGCCAGAGTATGCTTTTAGCATGGTATAGATTTCTGAGGCAGCAAACACACTACCACCACCAGAGGCAATATCAACTTCAACATCCCCATCACTACTATTAAGGACGTCTTCAACCTGATTAGGACTTACACAGTCATAACCTAACCAGCTATAGATATCAGCATCATCATTGCTAACAACGGCACCTTTAATGTTAATCTTCGTCATCGTTATCACCTCCTTCCACTGACTTATCATCTCTAGAAGTTGAGATAGAAACAGGTGGTGTACTTGCTTCAGGCATTTCTTCAGGGAAGTAGTTACTTTCTTTAAGTAACCATGCCGCCTGGTTAGCAGCAAGTGTTCCGTTCTTTCGTAAATTAGAAATAGTAGCTGCATAACTGTCACCAAGTGGGTCAATTGCAGAGCGCAAATCAAGATTAATGTTTGCATTAAGTTTATTATTCAATTCACCGGTTACCGCCTTAGCATACCGAGCTAGAGACTTTACATAAGCATTCCCCATCATTTGAATAGACGATTGTTGGTCTCCTTGACCGTTAATAATACTGTCAGAAACACCGTAAACTTTAGCGATTTGAGCACCTGTCCAATTAACTTGGTTAAGCAATTGAGCAACGTTACTCTTAACTTCAAGCGGTGTATATTCTTCCAAGTCATCAATTACGATCGGACCATTTTCTGACTTTGAGGTCTGCTTCATGAATTTACGGCTACGAGAAGCCTTCTCCTCATCGCTAAGCAATCCTCCGTGCTTAACCGATAAAATACCCGGAGCAATAATAGAACGCCCCAGAGCGCTCAAGGTAAGCTTATTTGACTTGTCCTTAATTTGTAGCTCATTAGCTAGTGCACTCAAAGGACTAATCCCAGTCTTCCCACCGTTTTGTGATAACAATCGAATGTGGATTAAATCAGATTGAGGAACAGCTTCCATTACGCCAACTTCTGGCTCATCAAAGTTAATGTTGTAAATCAATCCGGAACCATCTTCTAAAAGAAAAGGAGTAACTTGCGAAGGTCGCAGGTACTCCCATGTCATATCAGTTCCATTTTTATTCCGCAAACGATAAGCAAAACACTCACCGCCTAGCAGTAGTTGCGCGAACATTGATTGCCAAAAAGCGTGCGCATTACTCGTTTGTGTCGGGTTATTAAGAATCCCCTGTGCCCGAGGCGCGTCTGCTTTAAGTTTTCCGTTTGCTAAATCAGCACTTAACTGAAAAACAATTGAATAAATGTCAGAGTTCTTCAAAGCAGTCCGAGCGTCTACATACTTATCTGAATTATCAGGATTTAAGAAGTGCAGAATATCAGTATCATCTGCAATCGATAATCCCAGACTAACCTTTTGATTAAATAACGGCAATAGCTTTCACCTCCTTTCTATTGAAGGCTAGCTATCTTCTCCGATAGATAACCAACTAGAATCAAGCCAACAGCGATACCGAAGATACCAACTGCAAAGCTCAATAAAAAGCATCCCCAGATTGCAAATAATATCGAACCAAGGAAGCAAATAATATCGAAATACTTCCAAATACTTGTAAAAATATCTTTAATCATCGAGTAAACCACTATCCTTACTTTCAAACCATGCTTTAACCTGTTCGGCTGTCATGAGTTCAGCCTGCTTAGACTTGTCGTTAGCAATTCCAAAATCCTCAAAGTGATACATCCCTTGGTATAATGCGTCAATAATTGCATCGACAACATCAATTTTTAAAGTTGCCTTAGCCTTATCTACTTGAATACCAATCTTGTCTTCGTAGATTTCAGCATTGATTAATGCCTTTTCCATAATCTTGTCGTCTAACCGACTGCAGTTACCTTCAACAAAAATCTTTTGTAAGAATTTCGTTGGGTCTTTCAGTTCGCTAGTTCGTTGCCGAATAGCTTCAAGTGGAAAATTGGTATTAATATCCATTTGCTTAATCGCATTAGTAGCTCCCCAGGCATCGTAACCGAAGAAAATCACGTGTAGGTTATTCTCTTCAACATAATTAAGTAACCAACTATAAACTTGGTCATCGTTAATCAAGCCTTGCGGGTGACTAGTAATCGTACAGTAACCTTTTTTAGCTAGCTCACGATAGTCAATGCCATCTTGCTTTTCCTTGGCTTGAATTGAGCCGGCCTTTTCCCATGGGATAAAGCTATGTTGTTCAATGTGCCACTTTTGCCGTCCATCCCCGTCTTGATAAGGATAAACAAAGGCAATTGCCGTATTATCAGAGAACATCGAGTAGTCAAAACCGATGTAAACGTCACGACCTCGAATATCAAAACTCGGAATAATCGCTCTTTCGATGTCAGATAGTTTTAGATAGCTGTTAGTAGCTTCTTGCAACCAGAGATTGAGGTTTTTATTTTGGAAGTCGTCCACTGTTCCGGCAAGCATATCAGCGTCACGTTTATCACGTAAGCCATCAAGGAGAATATCATGTTGGCTTGGTAGCCCTAGTAGAGGATTTGACTTAATCCATGTTTCTTCCTTGAAGGTTTCGTCCAGGCTATCCTGGGCCCAAATCAAGCCTAATGTCCGGTCAGCTTCCCGACTGAAGTCTTGTTCCATGACTTGTTGAATCATCTTCTGTTCCTCATGGAAAGGCACGGACGGGTCAGGATAAGAAGTAGAAATCTCAATGTATTGATGATTAGGCACTTTAACCTGTCCAGAAACGATTTTCTTTGTTCCTTCACGGGACTTGATATTACCAACCTCATCAAAAACCGCTGTCGTAAAGTGATAAGAGTCATACTTACCAGCGTTAAACGATAGCGGTCTAAGATTGTTATTAAACTTTCGCATTGAAATTCCGGTATGTTCATGAATTACCAGGTCATCTTCTTCAGCAAGTTTCTTAAAAACAGGTTGCTGGTCAATGATACTCTTCAACATATTCGCAATGTATCCGTAAAGTTTACCCGTTTGATCATAATTTTCAGCCGTTACAAGAAAGTCCTGATTAGATAGCCCCATCGATTCAATGAGGAATGAGTAGGCCATATAGATAGCCATTAAGTAGGATTTACCTTGGCCACGAGCAACCGATAAAACTACTCGAGTGAATCGCTTGGTGTTTGTATCATAGTCACGCCAACCGAATAGCATTGCAAAAATGAATTTTTGCCAAGGCATTAGTTTAGTAGGTTCTCCAGTGTCAACATTAGGAGCAATCGCGGCAAACTTCAGAATCTTATCTACTTCATTAACATCGTAGTAGAAGTTAAAGCTTCCTCCCTGATATCGCTGTAAGTCCCGTAAGTGACGAAAACAGGCTAGCTTCATAAGATAGCCAGCTTGTACCTTCTCATCCATGACATCCAGAGCATACTTGGTAGCCGGATCAGTAAATTCCTTACGTACTCCATTAAAGCCAATATTATGATATGCACCTAGCACATCATGGCTCTGTGTTAAATCAATCATACAAGTCCAGCCTCCTTCAGTTGTTCAGCCATTGATTTCTCTTTCTTGTGACTAGCAATTCGCATCAATTCTTGTCGTCCCTTAGGCGAAAGGCCGAGCTGCACACCAACCGAATTCAACTGATTAAGGGCATCCTTCATGGTGGCCACTGCTGGATTCTTCCTGAAACCAACGAAGTCTTTACCGATAACGGCACCAGTCGAATCTTGAAGAGATGAGAAAATCTTCGCTTGAATGCCATTTTCTTGAATATCTTGATAGGCATTTCGATAGATTTCGTAGTTAGCACAGTATTGTTCAACTAATCCAATATCAATTCGCTCTACTCGTCCAGTAGCTTCTAAAAAGGGCACGATTTTACGCCAACAGGCACTAGCTAAAGTACCCAAATAATGCGGTGGTGTAGCCGGTAAATGCCCGTTATTCTGCTGATAATAGACCTTTTTAGCCATTCAATGCCCTCCTTTCTACTCTGGTTAGCCCCCCTGGGTCAAAAAATTAAAAATTATCGTTTGCACGCAAGACGATTGAAATGTGTGCGCTCTTTTTGACTCGACGATAGGGGCGGGGGTAAAAATTATTTTGAAAAAAGTTTTTTGATTTCAAAAATTTTTCTAACTTCTGGGACTGACTTCAGTTGATTGCCTTGACCGGTACCATAGTAGGATTGCTCCCACTGTGTCTTCTTGCGGTGACACTCCCGACAGATGGTGGCTAGGTTGTCGATGCTTGCCATTCGTTGTTGGTCATACTCAATCGGCACGATGTGGTCAACTGTTTTGCTGTTAGGTTGACCACAGTATTGACATACATAGTGGTCACGGTCCAGCGCTTGTTGCCTTAGCACTGACCATATTCTTGTCTTATAGAACTGATACTGCTTTGACTTAGTATCATTACGATAACGTGTCACGTTATTGTACTTATGTTGATACTGTTTGCTATGTGCTCTAGCCCAGCGTTGCCTATTAGCTAAGTACTCTGCTTCATGTTCATGATGCTTAGCACAGTAATGATTAGGCAACTGTACCATCGCATGACATCCTGGTTGTCTGCATCGTCTATACCTTGGCATATCACCACACCACCTTTCTCATTGCAAAATAAAAGACGGTAGCCATTTGCTATCGCCTTAATTATTTAATCGTTTATGTATTAATTCGTCTAATTCTTTCAAGTCGTCATCAGTAGCCAAATCACGGATAAACTTACGAGCGTATGAACGGTAACGATATATTCGGTTCTTATCCTTGTTCTTATCGTCCCACTTCTTCTTGGCTCTTTGTTGTGCTTCACTAACCATAACATCGACCTTCTAACATTAATATGGTATACTGTATATGCAAAAGGACAAGAGCTCCTAACCTCTCGTCCCCTTGCGATCCGGAAAGTATTTAATGCCTGCTAGTCGCTACTTGCGATTAGCTTTTTTTATTATCGCATATGCAATTGCAAAGTTAATACTTGCAACTGATATTGCTACGAGAGCATTAACGATAATGGCATCCTCATATTTCCAGATATACTCTTTCATCCATTGAACTCGCCTCCATCCGGATAGAAAGGCTGTCGCCGGATCGCTGTAGCTTATTGATAAGGTCGCGACTCCTTATCTCATCTACATCCATTATTATACCTTATTAATATATACAAGACAATAATAAATCAAATCTTTTTGAGTATAAATTTAGCCGGCAAGCGTTGACCTATCGGCTTTTTCTTTGCGGAATAAAAGACGGTAGCCAATCAGCTATCGTCTTAACTTAACCTCTCATCAATCATCTTGCGTAGTTCTAATAAATCATCCTGGCTTGCAATATCTCGTACATACTTACGAGCATATGAACGGTAACGGTAAACACGCTGCTTATCTTTATTTTTATCGTTCCATTTCTTGGCTGCCTTTAATTGTGCTTCGCTTGTTTTATTTTCTGCCATGTCACTCACCTACTTTAATATCCAAGTGGCAATACAAATAATAATAGCTAAAATAGAAAGCACAATTGAAATGTTATCCTTAGTTTCTCTTTTCATAACAGGCAAGACTAGAACATGGTATAATTTATATACACCTAAACAAGGGCTTTGTTGGAACCCTTGCTGGTGTCAGATTACTTAAATAAGAACGTCAAGATGGATATTATGAAGCTTGCAATGCTGAGATAAAATTTAATATCTTCTCGACGTTCTTTTTGTAATCTCTTACGTCTATCTGTTCTAATCTTTATCCCTCCCTTCACTTATTATAATACTACGTTAGTAACGTATAGTCAAGCAAATTAGGGATAAAATTCATGTATTTTTATGTTCTTTAAAAGCCGGCAAGCGTTGACCTGCCGGCTTTTTCTTTACTAATCGTTTACGGGTTCGTTCAGCGTGGTTGAGCATATACAGCTCTGCACCGCTGCTAACAGTACCCCAGTTTTTATAATGTTTCATTCTTCCTCCAAACAAAAAAGCCAGCCGTTAAGCTGACTTAAAATCCATATTTGTTTCTGCACCCTTGTTCCAATATTTTGGATAGTTTAATCATTTCATCTTTTGAATCTTCAGCTAAAGTAACATCTAGCACTAGTTTTTTCTTCTGTTCAGTACTCATTACCATTTCGTACCCATTTTTATCTAAGAAAAATAAAGTTGCCAGTAAGGCCGTCCGCTTATTGCCATCTCCAAAGATATGTTTCTTTGTAATCTTTTGCATTATAAAAGCGGCCTTTAGCCAAATAGTAGGATACAATTCATGACCAAAAACATTTAATTGTGGTTGTTCAGATATTAAAGATAATCCCTCTTCGTATTGTATTCCAGCAAATTGTTGATTTTCGCCTTCAAGGACTATCTGATTAACTTTGATAAGCTCATTAGTTGTTAAATACTTCATTTGTTTTTTAACCAATCCATTACTTCTTTGTTCTCATCAAAAAGTCGATGCAAAGTATCTACATCTACAGAATTAGTTTTTTTAGAATCAAATGAACCATCAAAAAAGTCTTTTATGGCACTGTCTTTAATAACGTGACTTTGCTCAGTATTAAGCCATGGGTCTTCTCTATGCGTCTGTCTCATTAAATCATAGGCGGATTTATTGCCGTATAAAGAATAAACCCCTTCTAAAATGTTCAAATTTTCTTCATCATCTTGCAGATCATTATAGTCTGCTTCATCTTCCGAAGTAATCGGATAATCTGAATTTACAATACCACGACAATGCTTATATACATCATGTACCTCTGCAACGGCAGGGCCGTATTTCCAAGCCACAATATCGTTATTGAACATACGATGCCCCGTTATTGATAGACTAGCTGCTTGAATATAGTAAAGTAATTTCATAGCCTTCATTTGCGTTAGCTCTTCAACATTGGGGTTATCGCTTTGCATGTCTTTATAATTTTTTACACGTAACCAGTTAAGTATTTCAAAAACATCATACATTATTAACCCCTCCTTCATGAAAACATTCTACCTGAAATTCAATTACTATAAAATACTTTGCTCAAAATTGTAATATAAAATTACAAAAGCCCAGTCAGTTAGACTAGGCTTGAGGTAAAAATAAAATGATCGTAGTTTAACATCATTGCGGACAATCAAGGCTGTTAGAAGAAACACGAGTAAGCAGGTGCTTTCTCCTTTCATATAAATTCAAAAATAGGTGTGCCTCGAATGCTGATGGACGGAATCGAACCGTGCCATTAGGGTGTTCAGCCCTACCTTTATCAGCATAATACAGAAATGCTTGCATCCACTAATCGTTTTTGAATTTTGTTACTCTTTGCATCTCTGTATTACATCACGGCGTGTGACAAAAAAATACTATGCAATTACGAAAGAGGAGCTTTCATCTCCTATCATAGTTAAGTTTGCCGTGATGAAGCTGAGAGGTGGATTCAAACCACGCTTTTGCCACACGAGATCGGTTGTGTGCCCATCTTGGTTCTCAGCAAGCAATGTGACCCGTCTACATTGCTATATCACGATGTTAAATGTACGGGTGAAGAGGGCGGCCACCTTGATGACCTCCTTTCTTCTTAATCATCGTGATAAAGCGGATATCGGGAACTGCCCCCGCAAGCGATTAGCTCGGTATCTAATTCACACATCCGCATAAAAGACTGGCACTAATTATTTTAATTGGAGTATTTCATTTAAGAAGGTTTATTGCATGTATTTGGTGTGTAGTTCACATGATAATTATTGTCAGACGTAGCGTCAGTCTTAAACATAAGTTATAACTTACTGGGTATTAACGTTTCCATAGCTAATACCCTACGTGGATTATGGTCATCTGCCACCATCGCGTCGGCTTGGTTACCGGATTCCACACTTTACTACGCTTAACAAGAGATCCCTATTGTGAGTATAGTAATGAGCCTTGAAAATACGCATAGCAGTTAAAGGCTTGCTCGGGCACGTTATTTGAAAAGTAAAGTCGTTTTCGTAATCATTCGACAATACCATAATAAGGCTGTTTTTCTTGAAAATCACGCCAAAGTACCGCCATTTTACCGCCAAAACACCGCCACTTTACTTTTCAACTAAAACATTAGCAGGAATTATCCTTGCTGCTTCCCACAATGCTTCTTTCTGCATACGGTTAAAAGTACGCTCAGAAATATTTAGCTTCATTCTTACATCTGTTATTGAGCGATGATGATGGACAAAGCGATTGTCCAGTATAAGCGCATATAATTCATGCTCGTCTCCCTTTGAAGCAATGTACTTGAGAACTAGTTCTCGTCTCTTCCATTCGTTTTGTGCATTTGTCCAATCGATCATACGACGATCAGGATCATATGTCCTTGCTTTAGGTTGTCCGTCAAAATCAGGCGATCCTAGCGTAATCTTCTTTTTTTCGGCTTCATCTCTCCAATACCAATATTTAGACAACCATTCACGAGCCATGTCGCACGATTCATCACGTTTATACTTTTCAAATATGCTATTCACTTGCCCTACTCCCCTTGTGATATAATTAATATGTTTGATATTATTCACAAGGGCGCTCTCACAGCAGAGCGTCTTTTTTATTAAACAGCTCCAAACATTAGTAAGACAAACAATCCAAAGACTGCATATCCAATCATGTGCTTATCAAAGCCACATAAAATTTCTGTGATAATAATTGCTGTAAAACATACCAGAGGAATGTATTTCAATAAATCCTTAATCATTCTTTTCCTCCCGCTTTAATTCATTTTCTTCTCGCCGTTGACGTTTTCTTGCGCCGGCGGTTTTTGCTTTTGTTTTTTTGGTTCTGCCATGTGTTACCTCCATATCACGAATAATATCCTTTTCAGCAAGTAATTCGCCGTCTTTGTTCCAATATTGATCTACATTGCGGATTGGGTCATCACTATGAACACCACTGCCACGAGTAGCTACCGTGTGGATTACCTCAATCAATTCTGCTTTCGATGGTGTTTTCAAAGATAATTCTTTCATTACTCTTCCTCCTCGTTCAGCGGGCGACCGCATTGTGGGCAACAATAAATAGTTGTACGTGTTTTAAGGACAAAATTTTTAGCGCAGATTTTCGTTTCAACATACCAGTGTCCTGGAAAATCAGAGTCAATATATGAAAATCCACTGCTGTATTCATCAGTCCATGCTTCAAAATCGACATGACAATACGGACAATTCTTTTGCTTTTCAGTTAAACCCATAGCCAATCAATCCTTCCTCAACAATCTTTATTGCATCTCCAGCAGACCTAGCGATTCCATGAATAACTTCTCGTTTAGTTAACATTTCATGAAATCTAATTTGATCCGCTCTAGGCTTACCTTTTTCGTTTTTCACTTCGATATAAAACACTTGATGATCAGACCAGCGAAATCCGTATAAATCTGGATGACCCGAAGGTACACCAGCTGAGAAAAATCTTCCGTCCGGTGTTTTTACCGAACCGACATTTACCCGGAACACTGTACACTTGTGTTTTGACAATGCCACTCGAATATCGTTTTGAATTTTATGCTCAGCGGTCACTAGTAATTCATCTCAGTTTCTTCGATACTATCAACAGCTTCACGTGGAATAATTACCCGGCAGTTATTCCGATTTTTACCAATCAAGAAATGGCAACTTATATCATGCAATGCTCGTTTGATTTCTTGGTAACTGCCCTTGTAGTTATAGACGTTTCCGCCAATTGTGTGTATTTTTATCATATTTACCTCCATTAAGTTACGTTAGGTAACGCTATTTTTTGTTTAGCGTAACCGTCATTATCGTTGATATATCAATGGCTATCGACATTTCGGTAACGCTATTTCTCACTTTTTCGCCAAAAACTTTTCTGGCGCTTCTCTCTGTATATATATACCTACTACTAATATTTTTTATTAATATTAGTGTTACACCGTAACCTAAATCGCTGTATTCATTGATATAACTGGGTTAGTGACGGTTACGCTAGTGTCTTTTTAGCGTAACTTACCGTAACCTTGCGTAACCTCGTTTTGCTTCACCATTAAATTTCTTGGATTTCTTTCTAAATCCAAACCGGTTCACCATGATATTAGAAATCTGGTTGCCGATTTTGCGGTTTTTTACTAAGTCAATTCCTGGGGCAACAGCTAACGACAAAGCTTCGTTAGTAATGAAATCTTTATCCCTAAATTGGTTGTTTAGTGCTTCATCAATTTTGTCTTCCAGTTCATCGGTATACATAAATGATTGACGATACTCGTCTAATTTTTCTTCCTGTTCGCTGGTCAAAGCAAAACTAAAACCATCCTTGTATAACTGCATGGCCTCGCCCCAGCACTGTTTAACATATTTATCAGTTAAATCAGTTACTGGGTGATGTTTTTGTCGTGCTTTACTAACGTGAAGCGGTAAAAATCGTCGTTCACCGGTTTTGTCCTTCAAGTAGTACAATTCGTTAGTTGTCCGAGCCATGACGAAGTTCTTCGCGAACCGTTCCGCTTGGTGACCGTATGGTTTTCGATACTCAAATTCCTGTAAGGTAATAAATTTTTTCAGGATTTCAAAGCTCGCATTGTTAGTGGCCGTCATTTCATCATCGTTAATAATCAATGCTCGCCGCATCACCGCATAATCATCTTTATTATCAAAAGTTGAGAACTGGTCTGTGTAATAACCTAACGGTGCAATCTTTTGTAAAAATGTAGTTTTACCTGCACCTTGGCCACCAACTAAATCTAAAACAAAGTCGAACTTAGTTTTAGGGTTGTGTGCCTTAGCAACCGCACCAACAAAAAATAATTTAGTGATTAATTGTGTTACAGACGTTTCTTCAACTCCTAAATAATCCCCCATGATGTGATTTAGTCGTTCTTTGTGATCCCAGTTTTTGTAGGCATCATCAAAGTAATCAATAATCGGATTATAGTGATGACGCATTGCTACAACTGTAATGGCACTCCGGATTTTCTTATTATCAAACAGCACTCCATAATCAGAATTATTTTCAATATACGAGGCAATTTGATCTACATACGCGTCTACCAATTGACCAGTTTTAAACATCAATTCACTGTTGGGCTTCACTACATCAATTTCAGTCGTGAACTCATTGAATCGAAACGTATCCTTCAAAATCGGATCACGTTCTAAAATAATTTCAATGTTCACTAAACTATTGTTCTTCAATTGACCGTATTTATTAGTTTTGAAGCCCCAGTTATTTTCCTCTTCACTGGTTAAATGACTTAGCTTTTCTGCATTCTTTTTATCAAATGGCACTACCTTATCATTTTTTTCACTCAACCGTTTCACCTCTTCTCCTGATTTCTTTCTTAATCATGCTGTTAACCGTTGTGACTACTTCGTTATCGGTCAAACTATATTCGGTTCGACTATTAGCAATTCTGGATAATTCCAAAACAATTTCTGGTTCAACGTTGCGAAATAATAATCCGCCAGCAAATGAAGCAAGTGCATTGTTTCGTCCACCCGTCGGGCCTAAGCCGTTAGCAATTTGACTGAACAACTCAGAAGTTTGGGTCTTGCCTTTTGGATGATAACGTTCAATTTTCTTTTCGCTAATCGCTGGCTTTCCTTTTTCTTCAATCAGCTGGATTAATTCTTCGGCTGGCTCAATCATTGGTTTACGGTTTAACCAGCTATAAGCTTTTTTATCAATGATTGATGGTGCCACGACCACGTAATTATTTGGGTGGGCTTTAATATCAACACCTGGTAAGAAACCAATATTTTGTGTAATTCGTTCAGCAGGTTTCTTGAAGAAAAACTGATAACCATTATGAGCAGTCTTTTGACATAAAGTATTGAACCAATCATCATGGTTTAATTCTTTGATTGACTTTGTGCCATCATCCCCATCTTCGTGACGGTCAACATCAATCACGAAAAATTTATCTGTTTTAAGGGCAATATTGGCATAAGGATGAGTTCGCCAAAATTTAGTAATTTCATCAGGGGTCAATGGTTCACGGTCAGCAAACTTTACTAACGGACGTTTCTCAATTGTCGGAATAACACTGAATCCGTGTTCGGCATATTGTTTAGCAAAGTTAACTAAGCTTTGCATACAACTCACGTCCTTTTAGAATGGCAAATCACTATCTTCAACCGTTGGTGCATCATCGGTTGCTAATGGTTCTTCTTTAGCTTGAGGCTCTTCAACTTTAATTCCAGGTCCAAAGTCATAGTTACGGTATGGATTGTCCGGGTCCTTCTTGTTTGGTGAAACGGTAATAGTCATTTCAAGGGTCTTACCTTCATATGGTTGGAAAGCTGCCATCAACTTTTCATAAGCATCGGTTTCATTATCTGGAAACATTTCAGGCGTTACTTGTAACCCAACCATTGCGGCAACCTTGGAAATTGTTCGAATGTTACGACTTACAACGAAATCTGGCATTGGCTTTCCTTTAGTAGTTTTAGTAGCTAAGCTGATTCGTAATTGTTCCTTCCGACTAGCATACTTACCTTTAATGATTTGCATGGAGAATCGTAAGCAGTCCCAACCAGACTTGTATACTGGATGATCAACCTTATCCAACATCACTTGGTAAGTGCCGGCTGGAATCAAATTCGTTTGGTTAGCACTATCCTTTTTTGCGTCCCAACCCTTAGTAGCTGCTGCAAATGCTTCTTGTAATCCCATAATTAAATTCCTCCTAAATTATTTTTCAAACATGTCGTCGCATGATTCGAGTAGTTGCTTAACCCGTGGGTCAGTAATATTTTTAGCTTCATACTTAGTTCGACGGTCAGTCACTGTCCGGGTGTAAGTGTCCTTACCGAATTTTTGAGTATGAATAACTAAGTCACAGTTACCGTTAACGATGTTGTAATACTTTGTCTTTAGTGAAGGCACTGGTTCAGGTGTTCCACCATCTTCACCACCGACTATGTTTTCACGACTGATATAGATGATGTTCATTGGTAAAGCTTTTAGGTCCATTACGAATTGCTGAAGCACCGTGTTAAACATGGCATAGCCTTTTCCGTATGGGATATCAGCTAATGCTTGAACGCCTTGATCGATACAAATAGCCTGTTCAATCATGACGCAAATGTCGTCAATAACATCGACAATCAGTGTTTGGAAAGTATTTTTTTGCGATAGTGCTGTAATCACATCATCTAATTGTTCAATTGCGGATTGTTTCAAAGTTCCGTCTTCGTCACGAATGTTACGAATTTGAATACTAGGCGCTGTTCCCTGTTCACTATTACCATCAGTGTTTAGGACTAATGGATGTGGGAAGAAACTAGCAAAGTACGATTTTCCCGACATTGTGGCACCCCAGATAAAGAAGTTATGAGGTTGTGTTTTAGGTTGTAGTTTTTCATCTTTTGGTAGTTGAATTACCATTTCTTTTTCCTCCTGTTATTGAATTGATACCAAGCCCAACCAGGTGAATAGCTATGAAGCTTGGCATAAGCTTGAAATTCTGTGAGTGTGTGTAATTGCCCAACTGATTTATCAGCAACGTTTGCCATTACTTGGTCATTAAGAATTTTCTGAATCATTGCTTTGCGGTGATTAACCGCTTGATTCTCTTTGATTTCTTGAAGGTCAACATTGACGATCTTGTAGTCTTTAGTTTCTTTCTTCAGTTCATGGCCACATAACGGGCAGCAACCATCTGTAATCTGGTCGCGATAAAATGTACCGAAACAATAGTTGCATTGTGCAATTGCTGGGCCGTTGTCAGTACTTGACTTAGCTTTGCGTTTATCTTTTGTGACAATAGCTTCGGACCAATCACGATCATTATTGGGTAATCCAAAATTAAGAAAGTTATCAACGTGATCAATGATGATAGCTGTTTTTCCTTTACGAGGGTTGAGACAACGCATCGAAAATTGTAAGTACAAAGCTAATGAACTGGTTGGTCGAGCCATAATGACACAATCAACATTCGGCAAGTCCACCCCTTCAGTAAATAGATTTACATTAGCAAGGATGGTCAATTGTTGGTCACGAAAATTTTGTACTAATTCATCACGAACTTGAGAATCAGTATCACCATCAATTTCAGCTGCTGAAATTCCTACTTTAGAAAATTGTTCCGTAACTTTTTTTGCACTTTCAATTGAGTGACAATAAACTACTGCTTGCTTACCGTTTGCTAATCGTTGATACTGTTGAACAATGTGACCGTAAATCTGGTGACTGATAGCTTCATCCATGCTTTGAGTCGAATAATCACCATTCTGTTTGCGTAGCTTTGAACGGTCAATATCACCTAGTCCGTAATAATGAAACGGTGCTAAGAAATGATGTTGCGTTAGCCATTTGATTGACTTTCCTACAATAATGTCATCAGCAATTTGATCTAACTGGTCATGGCCAGTTCGAACAGGCGTAGCTGTGAAGTACAAAATATAAGCATTAGGGAAAGTATCAATAATTCGCCGATAACTTTGCGCTAAAGCGTGATGCGCCTCATCGATCAAAATTAACTGTGGTGCTTTTAGTTGTTTCACTCGTCTAGTCAGTGTCTGAACCATTCCCATTGTTGCTAAATTCATATTTACTTCTTGCAGTTTGAACGTGCTAATAGCTTGTTCTAAAACTTCCTTGCGGTGAATAATAAACATCACTCGATTGCTTTTATCAGTAGTCCTTCTAGCTATTTCGGACATGATTACCGTCTTGCCTGTACGAGGAGGCTGCTGAACAATGATTCGATGGTGACCAGTTCGCATTGATTGATAAACCTTATCAATCGTTTCTCGCTGATAATTACGGAGCTTAAACATTACTTAATCACCGTATTCCGATTATCTTTCAAGTGTGCTCCAGGTACTTCTTGACCGGCTTTAATTGCTTTATAAATAGCTGCCTTGTCTGGACTGGAAACTGTCTTAATTTCAACAAAGGATTCAGGTAGTTTCTTCGCATCATCAATCACAGTAGACGCCTTAAAATTCCGGACGCTTAGTAAATGATTTTCGGTGTTAAATCGTTTAATTCCGGCATCATCAAGAACATCGGTCATATACTGCTTAATCCACTGAAGTTTATTCTTGCGGTAAGATAGTTCATCACGCCATGTTCGCTGCTTATCTTCAATAAAATTAATTTCAGACTTTAATTGATCCGCCCAAGTAGCAAGGTTTTCTAGCTTATCTTTTCGAGTATCATCAATAGCGTCAAGGGTATCTTTTATTACTGTTGGGTCTAAATCATCGCGTTGGGATAATTCCCGGAATTGGTCGTTAAGTTCAAATAAATTACTCATGATAGTCACTCCCGTAAATGTTCTTAGTATCAGTTCCTAACCGTTCAGCAATTACCCGTAAGGCATTAGTATGATTCTGCATTTGAATTGCACACCACATTAATTCTTCTGGAGTAGAAGCATGGTCGTATTGGTTGGATAAATTGCTAATAATCGTTGTTTTATCCGCAATTATTTTGTTAAATTTGTTTAATTCTTTGTTTTGCATGTGTTATACTTCTCCTGTAAATTGTTTACTTTTATTTGCCATCGGATATGTCGGATCCGGTGGCTTTTTTTGTGTTCAAATCCCATAGCATTAGTGAGTAGAAGAACAGTAAGAACACTGCTCCACCATAGTCACCAACGCCTGCACAATAGGCAATCCAAGCTCCCATCAGCATTGCTAAAAGCTTAGAATTAACTATTTTTGTTAACGTCATTTGTTTCACCTTCTTTCTCTAAAAACATCCAAGCTAACGTCTAATGCGTCAGCAATCTTACACATGTTTTTGAACGGTGGTTCTTTCCCATCGTTTTTATAGTTATAAATTGTTGTTAGCGGTATGCCTGTCATTTTAGATAAGCGATACGCTGTCATATTTTGTTTATCTAATTGAACTTGTATGCTATTCCACAACATCTTGTATAAGTCACCCCTTTCTATAACGATATGTAGTGATATAATCAAATTTGCGATTGAACACTCCTTCAAATAAATCGATCGCAAATCTAACAGAAAAGAGGAATCACTATGGATGGATTCGAAGAATTGTCTAATCAACTGAATAGAATGGCTAAAGGTGCCAAAGAATTAGAAGGAACTCACGAAACAAGCTTTGCTGAATTATTTACTGATTCATTCGTTCAAGCCAACTCAAAGTTCCGCTCTATGGATGAGTTCTGGCAATCCGTCGGGATAAACAGTACAGAAGATTTTGATAATATTCCCGATGAGAAATTAAATGCCTTTGTTTCTTCAAATACTACCTTTAGTACATTCCAAGAAATGCTTGATGAAGCAACAAATGCTTACATCAGTCGCAAACTTGGGTTTTAACATTCAATTCAAAATTAGATATTCCATCTAACGTTTTATTTAACTGTTCCAATTGCTGTTTTGCATCTCGGAGCAGTTTTTTTAGTTCGTCATCATTAGAAACCCAAAATTTCAATTTAAGATCCGAAATTTTCTTTTCCACGTTGTCACCTCCTTTCAATGCTTCTTCCGATACTTTGTTTTCAATACATTCAGCTTTTCGCCCTCAATAACGTTGACGATTGCTCCTATTAAGAAGCAAATCATAATCGCCAACACGCACCACGCTAAATATTCCATTCACTCACCTCCTTGCTCGTGGGTCGATTTTCAGCGCTTCTTTGTGAGCTTCATTATGATTTACGAACCACTCGTCAAATGCTTTTAACTTGTATGACCAATTACGTCCGTGCTTAATAGCAATATTTTGATTTGGGTTTTCAGCAATAATCTGCTCACGAAACTTTTTGATAGTTCCGCGGCTTTTGCCATACTTGCCAAGTTCTACAAGTTCAGTAGTAGTTAACAACTCATCATCTTCGCTTTTTTCTTCTTGGTCTTTTACGAACTTGGCAACAGCCTTGTAAGCAGCTTGTTCCATTCGTCTATCTAATTCGTCAACAGTCAGTGTGACTACTTTTACAGGAGTTGCCATCAAATCGCCTCCTTTCTTTTGCTATAATTAATTCAGTCCCTAACGAAGGGAGGTGAAAAAGATGTCGGTTTCTGAATGGTGCCAAATAGTTACTGCCGCCGCTGCAAGTGTTTCATTCATCATGAACGCATATCTGAGACATAAAAATTACGTTTATTCAGCTGCAAAGGGTGTTTCAACTTGGTTAGAAGACAAAGTGTATCCTGGTAATCCTCCTTCCCAAGTTTGCATTAGCAACCAAGGTAAAACGGCTTTATACAACGTTTTTGTTTTCATGGATTTAAACACTTACGAATGTTCACTTGATGAGCATTTAGACAGAGTCGGCGAATTGCAAAATCCTTATTTCTATTTCGAAACATTTCCTGCTAATAAGGATGTATCAAGAGGATATCAGCCAAACAATGCTGCTGGCGGTCATCATCTAATTCCAGCAATGCTTTTTACAGACACTAATGGGAATTACTGGTATCGAACCCCTGCTGGTAAACTGGTTCGTTTGCGTGAGACTTACATGGACAAATTAGTAAAGCACGCCTATGTACTTGGGCACGTAAACGCATAGCAATGCAATAATCAGTATGAGGATCGCAAGAGATGCTAGAAACATTAGTTTTGGCACAATACTGGAGTCTTCACGTACCATGCAGTAAGACAGATATAAATCAGTGCCAACAATTAACGCATCAATGATGAAGACTAATAAATAAATCATGGCCTCATTCCTTTCGTGGTATTTCTATAATTTGAAACTATTCGCCTCGGCGGGGCTGATAAAGCAAAACATAAGGCTTAGGATTGAAATCCTTTATTTTATCCGCTAGAACGACAGCTTCAGACTGCTCTTTGCTACTACCGATAGCATCGAGCAGTTTTTCTATTTCATTAGATTTGCCTTCAATTGTTATCTTCATCAAGTCACCTCCTACATATTCAAAACTCGGTAAATCCTGTCGCCTCTTTTACTCATCAGTACATTTCATCCGTAGTTAGAAAGTAAAAAAATAATCTTAGATAGAGGAATATTAGTTATGGAGCTGAACTTCTTAGCTTTATCAATCCTCATCGCCGTTTTACCATTCTCGTAATTTTGATATGTTTTCGTTGAAATGCCAAGCTTTTCAGCTGTTTCTTGCTGAGTAAGGCCGGCGTATTGTCGTGCTTTTTTTATTGTGAATTCCAATTCTTTTCCTCCTCTCTACGGTTTATATATTACTACGGATAAAACGTATATGCAACACTTTTTTCGTAAAATAAGAAAAAAACTACTTTTTATACGTAGTTAGTTATATAATTGTTGATAAAGAAATCATTTAATAGGAGGAAAGCAGATTGGACATTGGAACACAGATTAAAAAACTAAGAAAAGAGCGAAAGTATACACAAGCTCACCTTGCCGAACTATTAGGAACAAAACCTACCACTGTTGCTTCTTGGGAACAAGGTCGAAACAAACCATTAATGGATAAAGTACAAAAAATGTCAATCATTTTCGGCGTCCCTATTTCTGAAATTGTTGGCGGAGAAGAATCAGATTTACCATCAAATATCATTTATCCTAAGGGGCTTAAACGTGTAACTATCCCTGTAATTGGAGAAATTGCTTGTGGCGATCCGATCACTGCTGAGGAGAATATCGAGGGATATACAGAGGTTATTTTTGACAAAAAACTGCCTAGCGGTCCTCTTTTTGCTTTGCACTGCAAGGGGCATAGTATGGAGCCAACCATTCCAGATGGCTCAATGGTAGTTATTAAATCTCAACCAACAGTAGAAGATGGTGAGATTGCTGCTGTTTTAGTTGACAATGATAGTGAAGCAACTCTGAAACGAATCAAACATCAAGGCGATCTAATAATGTTGATGCCAGACAATAAAGAGTATGATCCTATTATTTTGGATAAAGACCATCCTGGTCGTATTGTTGGAAAGGCTATAAGATACACAGCTTCTTTGAGTGAAGAAGATTAACCTACGTCCAAATACTGATTGACGTTAAAAGCTGAATGTATTAGGGAGATTAATTATGTCATACACATTAGATGAAATAAAAATTCAAATGGAAAATGCTGGAATTAGTGATCTTTGGGGTACAAAACGGGAAGTCAAAGAATTACCTAAAATCTTAAACGATAACGAAATCATTAAATATGGTTGTAGCGGATTTAATAACAATAATACCGTATTATGTTTATGCACAAATCAACGCGTATTGTTTCTAGATAAAGGATTACTCTACGGTATTAAATCAACTGAAATCCCCTTAGATATGGTTAATGGCGTATCTTATGAAAAAGGATTAATCTTTGGAAAAATTGCTATTACTAATGGGGCTAATGTAACTAAATTAGAACAAATTACTAAAAAAGATGCTCCAATTATGGCCGATACTATTAAAAAGGAATCCGTAAATTATAAGGAATCACTCCAAACTCCAAATAGCAATAATTCATCTACCCAACAGAAAACATCAAATAATACTGATGATTTAATTAAGCAGCTACGAGAACTAAAGAACTTAGTAGATGAGGGAATATTAACAGAAGAAGAATTTAATGCGAAGAAAAAACAATTATTAGGACTATAATTCTGAGGGAATTTTATGAAAAAGATAGGTTTAATATGTGCAGCATTATTAGCTGGTATTTCATTAACAGCATGCAGTAACTCTGCATCACAGAAATCTGCAACTAGTAGCAGTTCATCTGCCAAAGTTGTTAAACACCACGAAAAAGCAAAATCAGAAAAGAAGCAAAGCAACAGTAACTCTAACAGCAAACAAAGCTCTTCGCAAAGCGCTAATAGCCAAAGTACTAGTACTCAACAAAGCGTCCAATCATCAAACAATCAACAACAGGGAGCACAGTCTGGTGTTACTAAGTCACAAAGCGAAATTAACCGCGAACGTGGTTATGATCCAAATGGTGCCCCACTCTTGCCGGGCCAAGATCACGCTGCCGGATCTAATCCTGATGGTTCCCCTGACGCTTGGGTACAAGGCCAAATAGACTGGGCTATTCAAAACGGATATATGAACCCTGATGGAACTAATACGCCTAAAGGACAGGCGGCAGAAGATGAGGTTGAACGTGATTCGCAACCTGGAATGCCGTAAATAAAAAAGCCCTCTCCGAAGAAAGGACGTGTAAAGATGGATCCAAATCAAATAGAAGCATGGAAAGCCTTCTTACCTCAAAGCACTATCGAGTATTTACTTAATCCGACTGCAGAAACAATAGGCCAATCATTAGATGGTATTGCGACTGCTCTATGTTGGCCGTTGTTAAAGCTGAGAATTATTCAAAAAAATAAACTCAAACAGTTTGCTGAAGAAATTCGAAATAAAAATGACCAGATCCCTGTTGAGAATAGAGATTCTTCAAAAATCGGCTTAGCAATAAAAGCGATTGAAGAGGCAAGATATCAGCTAAACGAAGATGATGTTCGGCAAATGTATGTTAATTTGATCTCCTCAACTGTTGATAATAGGAAAAATAATTTAGTAAACCCAAGACTCGCTACTGTCGTTGCCCAATTTGGCCCCGATGAAGCGAAATTCTTAAAACTCCTTTATCAGCAAGATGGGCAACAACTGCCATATGGTCAATTGAGATTAGATCTTGGCAATGGTTTTGGATATACTTTCCCAACTAAAATCGCAATTGATAGTAATTCAAAAATAGTTAATAGCTTTAACTCATCTCTTGATATCTTAGTTTCTTTGGGTATCGCCAATGATAAACAATCTAACAGACTGGCCCAAAGCGATGACAAATATGCAACAATTGAAAAAATACTCAGAGCGACTATTAATAAGTCTGCTGAGTATGAAGATAACACATGTAATTTAGTAAACTCATATATTAATTTAACTAATTTTGGCTATGACCTTTGCAAATGTATTTTTGAATAAGTAACTCAATTGCGGCTACCTGTTCATTATTTAGAACCGTCCTGTCGACTCCTTGAAAGCTATCATGTAATATAACCTGACCATTGATAATTTCAAATGGGTTTTTATCAGACATTTTTGCACCTCGAACATTAGTTTTTGTTAATTATATCAATTAATTTTAAAACAACCAAACCCGTCGAAATCGACGGGTTTAAAAAGACACTAGAAAGAACATATGTACGAAAGGAGAACGCCTATGTGGTCAGAAACAACAAAAGATGGCAAAGTTAAATTCAGAGAACAGTATAAAGATCCTCTTACAGGCAAGTATAAAAAAGTTTCTGTCACTTATGATAAGAATACTAATCAAACACGTAGAAGGGCTCAGATAGCCTTAGAGCAAAAAATACAGAGTAAGTTAAGACATATTCAAGATGGGAATATTAAAAAAGGTGTTACTCTTGGAGAAGTTATTGAAAAATGGGAACTTGTTTATAAAAAGCAAGTTCTATCAGGCACGTTCTATTCTTGGAAGACTTACAAGAAACAGATAGAACAGCGCATTGGGTCTGACACGTTAGTGGAAAAAATTACGCCAAAATATTTAATAAACTTATATGAAAATATGCTTTACCTTGAAAACTACGATAAAAGTTTTGTAGTTCAATTGAAAGCAAAGATGAACCATATTTTAAAATATGCGTATCAACATGATTATATATCATCGCTACCAACTAATTTGCAAATCAATTGGCCTAAGAATCGAACAAACTCAACAGTCGAAGAAAAGTTTCTTGAAGACGATGAATTAGATAAAATAATAGACTACTTAGAGCATGCAAATACATCAAACAATCACCTTTACGCTTCCATATGTAAATGGATAGCTTTAACCGGAATGAGATTTGGAGAAGCAGCAACTATTCAAGTCAAAAATATTTCTGAAGTTAAAAATCAGTACTTTGCAGAAATATGTGGTACTTTAGTGTATCATGGGTTAAAGCTTGAAGATCAGTTCAAAAGTCCTTTTCCAAAGACCAACGATAGTTATCGAACTATTTTAATTCCAGAAAAAGCAGTTGAGATTTATAAAGAATTTTCAAAAGGCAAAAAAGCAAATGATTTTCTGTTTACGACATTTCATCATAGTTTTATTATTGTTGAAGCAGTAAATAATCTTTTGAGAGAAGCAAAGAAAGACTTGGGGATTGATAAGACTGTTACTACTCATACTTTCCGACACACTCATGTTAGTAAATTAGCAGAGTTAGGTGTACCATTGTATATAATACAAAAGCGATTGGGCCATAGTGATTCAGAGATCACTGCAAGAGTATATCTTCACGTGACAAAAAAAGCACAGAAAAAGTATGATAATATTATCGAATCACTTTAATTTTCCCCTTTTATGCCCCTTTCAATCAATTTAAAATTACAAAAAGCGTTGATAGAGCTGATTTAATAGCCTCCATCAACGCTTTATTATATTTCTTTCTGGGAAGTGATAAGCCACAGGTGATTCACCCCGCCCATACTCAGAAATTACTAATCCTTGTCTGGCAACCTCATCTTGA